TTGTGCTCAAATAGGCGGTGACTTCTGGTTTCCAGATGTAAAGGAAATAAAAAGTTTTGCGAATATAAAGTTTGCAAAGTCTATTTGTAATAAGTGTCCACATAAAAGCGAGTGCGCTGAATGGGGCATTGCTAATGAAGTTTACGGTATTTGGGGTGGGCTAACTAATCAAGATCGAACCTTGATTGCTCGTCTGAAAGAAATGGAAAGGAAAAACATTGCTTGATCTTTCCCGTGCTTGGGGTGGCGTGCTTACTAGAGCAACACCACTACCTGATGTATGGGCTGGCTTAACTGCCAAAGAGATTAAGTTCCGGCGTGGGCAAGTTTGTATGATTGCAGCAGCACCTAATGCTGGTAAGTCAATGTTCGCATTGGTTTACGCAATCAAAGCAAACGTGCCTACGCTGTTCTTTTCAGCAGATACCGACACAACAACCGTGATGATGAGGGCAGCAGCCCACGTCAGCGGTCACTCACAGATCTCTGTAGAAAATAACTTAGCAAACGATAGTCACTACTACGATTCTCGCTTTGAGAAGTTAGGCCACATCAAGTGGGTCTTTGATTCATCACCATCTATTGATGATCTTGAGTTAGAGATACGGGCATACGTTGAACTATACGGGCAGGCTCCAGAGCTGATCGTAATAGATAACCTAATGAACGTAACAGCAGAGACTGACAATGAATGGGCAGGACTACGTGCGATTATGATGGAGTTGCACGATATGGCACGCAAGACAGAAGCGTGCGTACTAGTACTGCACCACGTATCAGAACAGAGCGAGTATGGAAGCCCAATCAATCCGCCACATCGTCGGGCTATTCACGGCAAGGTGAGCCAACTACCGGCGTTGATCTTGACCTTGGGTTATGACCCAAGCCAGGGAACACTGAAGGTGGCTGCCGTGAAGAATCGCTTTGGACCACACACAGCTGATGCTTCTAATTACGCACAGCTTCTAGTAAACTATGCAGCGTGCCAGATTAGTGATGAAGACCAATTTGGTAGGATGCTTAGACGAGACACAATGGCTGGATACCAAGGGAGTTACAATGTCTGAACCGCTAGTAAATAAATACCGTGATAACTTGAGGATTGATGCGCTGCGTGATGCTGGGAATGTATTGCGTGAAGAAGTTGATGCACTCAAGGTAGATCTAACTAACTTTGTTGGTGCTCTATTGCAATCTGGCATTGTCGAATTAGTTAAAGATGAAGAAGGAAACATTATCTACAAGATCAATAAGGCTGTACTCGTAGATGAGTCAGTACAACAAGACTAAGGGTTCCAAGTTTGAGACAGATGTTATGAAGTGGCTACGCGATAAAGGCGTAAGCGCTGAACGTTTGTCTAAGGCTGGGGCAAAAGATGAGGGTGATATTGTCGCTGTAATAGCGGGAGAAACATTCATCCTTGAACTAAAGAATAGGGCAGCGCTAGCGCTGCCTGAGTTCTGGCGGGAAGCTGAAGTTGAGGCGCTTAATTACGCTAAGGCTCGCGGTAAAGGGGAAGTACCGCTGCACTATGTGATAGTTAAGCGCCGCAACTCAGGCATAGAAAACGCTTGGGTAATCCAAGATCTTAAACAATGGTTAAAGGAGAAACAATGATAGTTCCTGGTCCTAAACTAATAGAACTAACAGTCATTAGTAATGCTGGCAAAAAACTTTATGAATTAGCTGTAGAGAAACAATGGCCTTCTGATATCTTAGCGCCACTATATTGCGGAATAAAAGATATTGAAGATGAAATGACAGGAGAATAAAAAATGCCAATACCACAAGGAGATATAACAACATCAGAGATCTTAGTACCAGAAGTTGTACAAGATCCTGTACAAGTATTAGATGAGGCCATTGCTGCTGCTGACGCAGAAGAAGCAGTAGATGACTTTGATCCGGAGCAAGTGTGATCTGTTCTAACTGCCTTCAAGCTGGTGCTGAGAACAAACTAGGACACCTGAAACGTGCCGCGCATAAGCACGAGAAGTGCAATATGAAGGGGTGCGTATGCCAACACCGGACTGGTCCAGGGTACGTAAAGCGAGCAGATTCAAAGGTTCCGTTGATGCAAATACAATCCCCATAGGGGCAATCGTTGCCAGCTTTGGTGGTGAAGTAAGAGAAGGTAAATCAGTATCGGTTAGGTGCTGCTTACATAATGACAGTCGCAGGTCAGCTGTGATGAATACCTATGACAATTTATATTTCTGCCACACCTGCGGTAAGGGTGGCAACGCAGTAAACTTAGTCTGCATCCTAGAGAACTTGGAGTTCAACGATGGCCTCAAACGTGCAATCGAAATTGCTGCTGGAAGCGGCGCAGCGATACGCTCAGGCAATAAGTCCAGAGGCGCTGGCCGTATTAGACGCACGTGGAATCTCTGAAGTTACAGCAGCCAAGTTCCAACTTGGCACCATCACCGATCCGATCAATGGTCACGAGATGTATGAGGGTTGGATCTCCATTCCTTATATTACTGCTAGTGGTTCTTGCGTTGGGTTTAAGTTCCGCAGATTAGATGAAGGTAAACCTAAGTATGGTAGTCCTACCGGACAGAAGGCTCACCTCTACAACGTAGCTGATGTGACTGTTATGAAGCCTTACATAGTGGTATGTGAAGGTGAACTCGATACCATCATAGTATCAGGTGAGTTAGATATACCAGCAGTTGGTGTGCCAGGGGTGGCAGCTTGGAAGCCACACTTTCCAAAACTATTCGGTGGCTATGAAACTGTGTACGTTGTCGGTGATAATGATGTTAAAGAAGATGGCTCCAACCCTGGAGCTGAGTTTAGTAAGCGCGTGGCTAATGAGGTAATGAACTCTACAATCGTTACACTTCCACCTAATATGGACATTAACGATTACTACCTAGTACACGGCGCTAGTGCTACTCGCAAACTACTGATAGGAGAGTATAGTGAATGACGGATCAAGATTGGGAAAGATTGCTACAGACTATGCTTACTATGGGCTTTCAGATCCTGCACTCGGACAGAGTGAACGAGACTATATTGATAAGACCAATACCGACTCGTTCATAGCAGCGATGTGGGATGTGCTAGATGGTGCTGGCAACCTATTACTAAAGAAGCATAGGGATTATGGCCCAAGTAATATCGCTGGCGCACCAGGTGGGCCACTAAATGGTTTACGTGTGCGTATGTGGGATAAGACAGCACGCATCAATCACTTGATAGATAGCGGTGCGACACCTGAGAACGAATCGCTACGCGATAGCTTCCTTGATCTATTAAACTACAGTGCTATTGCTCTACTAGTACTCGATGGTAAGTGGCCTGAGTGACCGGTATTGATCCAGTTATCTATGACATAGCACCTGGCGTTACTCGTGCTATTCACGGCAGGTATAAGGCTTACGTCGAACGTGAAGATATACTCCAAGAGTGTCTGTCGTGGGCGCTCTCGCGCAATAAGTGGATCACTGAGCAGTTACTAGAAGCAACAGATGCCGACAAGCGTAAGCACGCTGAGGCACGCATAGCGTGGCAGATGAGACGTGCCGCTGAGCGCTACGCTAGACGTGAGAAGGCTTCCAAGTCTGGCTACCAGATAGCTGATGAGGCTTACTACCAAGGCTATACGCTAGGTCAGTTGTTACCTTATGTCATTGCTTCTATTGTTGATAGCACAGTACTAGAACAGATCCAAGATATGATCCAAGATGGGCTACCACGTGGCTCATCTAGTCCATCTGAAGGTGGCAACTTACTTGCTAACCTAATAGATATTAAGGTTGGCTACAATAAACTTGAGGTTGAGGATCAGACCTTGTTGCGTATCAGATACCTAGATAGCTTTACCTTGCAGCAGATAGCCAACCACTATGAGTGCTCAGTATCTACTGCTGATCGCAGGATTGATAACGCTATGCGCCGGCTACAAGATCTCTTAGGTGGGGTGAGTCCTTTCCAATGAAAGAGATAGAGTTATTTGATTACCTTAAAGCCAACCTATACCCAGACTTAGAGAAGTCTATTGGTATCTATGATGCCTTTGATTGTATCTCGGTCTTGGCTGGTCACTATATAGAACTAAAGTGCCGGCACACTCACTACGATACGTTGCTGATT